TCGGGCATTGTGACCCGCTCGCCTGTGCTGGATGCCATCGCCTCCGGCAGCCAGGGCACCGCCGAGATCAGCTACTGGCAGGATCTGAACGCTGACGAAGCGCCGAACATCAGCAACGACGACCCGAACGACCAAGGCGAAGTCGGCAAGGTCACCCAGGACAGCATGCGTGCCCGCGTCCTGTACCTCAACAAAGGCTATGGCGTCACTGACCTGACCGCTGAACTGGCGAACAGCGAGCCTCAGCAGCAAATCCGCAACCGCTTCGGCACCTACTGGACCCGCCAGTGGCAGCGTTACACCCTAGGCGCGGCTCGCGGCATCATCGCCTCGAACATCGCGAACAATGGCGGTGACATGGTCATCGACGCGGGCGCGACCATCAGCGCGAACGCCTTCCAGGATGCTGCGTTCACCGCTGGCGATGCCGCTGACCAGTTCGGCGCGATCGGTGTGCACTCGGTCGTGATGAACCAGATGGTCAAGCAGGACCTTATTGAGTACCTGCGTGACTCCGACGGCAAGATCATCCTGGCAACCTACCTCGGCAAACCAGTCTTCATGGACGACGCCCTGGTGTACGGCGCAGGCAAGTACTTGTCCGTGTTCTTCGGCCAAGGCGCTTTCGGCTACGGCGAGGGCACGCCGAAGGTACCGGTAGAGCTGGAGCGTAAGCCTGGCGGCGGTAATGGTGGTGGTGCCGAAGTGCTGTGGGAGCGGAAGACTTACATCCTCCAGCCTGCCGGCTTCAGCTGGAAGGGCTCCGAGGCTCAGAACCTCAGCCCGACCGCGACCCAATACGCTACTGCCGCGAACTGGCAGCGCGTATTCAGCCGCAAGCAGGTCCCGTTTGCCGCTGTGATCAGCGGTACAACCACGCCGTAATTCGGCCCACACAGCCTGGCGCCCGTATGGCGCCGGGATGCTTTTGAGGTGACTCATGAAAGTGATCTACACGAACAAGCCGGGCAAAGAGCGCGGTGTGTGCTACCGCCTGCTGAGCGAGTTCTTCGGTGTCATCGGCTCTGCTACCGAGGTGGTAGTTGATGGCGATGCACCGGATATCTTCGATGCTTACCAGGCTGCCGGCATCAAGGTTTCCGACGGCAAGGAGCAGGAAACCCCTGAAACCGACCCTCTGAAAATGAAGGTCCCCGAGCTGAAAGAGTGGCTGACTGGCAAGGGCATTGCCTTTGACCCGTCCGCCAAGAAAGAAGACCTGCAGGCCCTGGTGCCAGCGGAATAAGGACAAGCACATGACCGACTTCATCACCGTTGCCGATGTTGACGCCTCGCTGGGTCCTGGCTGGGCCGGCACCGGTGATCCGGTCCTTGCTGTGACCATGGCCAATGCCTGGCTCACGGCCAAGATTAAGCGGGCTGTTCCCGATCCGGTGCCGACCGAGATCAAAACAGCCGGCGCCCAAATCGCCAAAGAAGCAGCGGCAGGCAAGTTGTATACGTCCACTCAGAAGGAAGTGCAGAGCAAGACGGTATCGGCTCAGTCCGGCACGTCTGTGAGCAAAACCTACGTGGCCGGCTCTACCGATCAGTCGGCTGGCGTGAACTTCGCCCTGGCCTTGCTGGCGCCGTGGATCACGCGCTCCGGCGTGATGATGCTGAAAAGAGTTTGATTTTAGGACTTCAGTTACGCCATTTCTGTTTTAGCGCGTCATCGAACCACTGCTCGGCATCATATAAAGGGTCCATCCTGCTCCTGAAATCGAGATAGTGATCTTGCCCGTTTTGTTTGAGCCAGCTGACGAATTCACCGAACGATGGATGCCATCCAACTGGCTGGTCCTGTGTTCTGGCCCATTCCTGCGCGAGGATGGGGATAGCAGCTTTGCATTCCGGCCTTTTCATCATCAAACCCTCTGTTAGTTATCGAGAGTATTGCATATGGGAATGCGCGAAGAGATCCAGGCCGAACTGGCGGAAGCGTTCGATGATCCTGATGGGCTGGCCGATGCGGTCAAGCCCATCACAGGCGTTCGCAAGATCGCGGGCGAGTATGACCCCGACCTGGGCGGCGAGACGCCGGCGACCGCTGTCACGTACATGGGGCGCGGTGTTCTGGGCAGCTACCTGTCCAAGGAAATCGACGGCTCACTCATCCAGACCACTGACAAAAAGCTTCTGGCTCTGCAGAACGAACTGTTCGTGTCTGAGGCTGGAGTGCCGACGGCGGTACCGGCTGCCCCGGCCATTGGCGATATCGTCAACGGCCTGCGGGTGATGAATGTGTCTGCCGATCCGGCAGATGCCACCTGGACAGCTCAGTTGAGGAAGTGACATGGCGAACAAATACGCGAGCATGAACGGCAGTTTTGCCGAGAACATTCGCGACTTCGCCGAGCGCGCTCAGGCTGGTATCGATGCAACCATCCGCGAGATTGTGATCGAGATCGGCAGCAGCGTCATCCGCATGTCGCCGGTGGGCAATCCAGAGATATGGGCAGCCAACGTTGTTCACCGCCAGACCAACACCCGCGCAGCCGACGACTACGACTTCAAGGTTGCAGTGCGCAACACGATTATCAACCTCAACGAATCAAACTTCACCAAGGCCGGTAAGCTGCGGCGCGGCGTCAAGTACGCCAAGCCCCTGACTAAGACCGAGCGAGACCAGAACTTCAACGTGAACGGGTTGGTCGTGGGCAGGGACTACGTCGGTGGGCGGTTTCGTGGGAACTGGCAGTTTTCCATCGTTACGCCGGCGGAGGGCACCCTTAACCAGGTCGACCCGGTTGGTGGTGTAACGCTGGCGAAGCTGCGACTACAGGTCCAGGCGCTCACGGCTGGCGAGACAGCCTACATCGTGAACAATCTTCCGTACGGCGTCCCGCTGGAGTATGGGCATTCAACCCAGGCGCCCGGCGGCATGGTCCGAATCACTCTGGCCCGCTTCCAACAGATTGTCGACGAAGCCACAAGGAACAACCAGGTATGAGTCACGCCATTATTGCTTCGATCTACGAGGCCAAGCTGATTGCCTGGAGCAAGGCCCGGAAGGTACCCATCAAGGTCGTGTTCGAAAATACTCAGTACGACCCGGCGGATGCTGAGACCTATCTGCGGGCGTTCATGGTCCCGGGCGACACCTCTAGCAATACGCTTGCTGGCGACCACCGCGCTTTCATCGGCGTCTACCAGGTCAGCATCGTGGCCCCGGCCGGCACCGGCAAGACCAAGACGAACCCACTTGTGGCTGAGTTGACCACGCTATTCCCCCTTTATGCGCGAGACACAAAGGCAGGCCTCACTGTCGTTACTATGTCGCCAGTTGATACTGGTCCGGGCATTCCTGATCCGCCCACATATACCGTGCCGGTGTCGTTCGAGTATCGAGCTGACATCGGCACCTGAATACGCCCGTTGGGCAAACCCCGAAACCCGCCTCTGCGCGGGTTTTGTCATTTCTGAAAAGAGGAAACACCCATGGCCGGCATCCAAATGCCCAACGGCGCTACCTTCGAGATTGCAGCCACCTACGGCCCCGCGATCCCATTCACCGCCTTGACGAACGCCAATCCAGCCGTCGCTACCGCTGCAGCGCATGGCCTGGCCGAAGGCGATGTCATCGCCGTCAACTCCGGCTGGACTCGCCTTGAAGGGCGAGGCGTTCGTGTCGGCGAGATCGCCAGCGGCACTTTCGCGCTGGAAAATGTTAATACCGTCAACGTTCAGCAGTATCCGGCCGGCTCGGGCATTGGCTCGGTGCGGGAGGTGACCGGTTTCACTGAGATTTCGCAAATCACCGAGCTGAACTCAAGCGGCGGCGATCAGCAGTTTCTGACCTTTGGCTTCCTGGCCGACGACGATGATCGTCAGATGCCGACCACCAAAAATCCGATCACGCTGACCATCACTGTCGCCGATGATCCTTCCAAGCCCTATGTGGAGGTCTGCGAGGCCGCCGACGACGACAAGCAAGCGCGCCTGCTCCGGCTCAACCTTCCTGGCGGCAGCAGCATCATCTACAACGGCTACGTGTCGATCACGTCGACGCCGACCATGTCCCGCAACAATCTGATGACCCGCGTTATCAGTCTGGCGCTGACCGGCCGCCCAACCCGCTACGCGGCAGCAGTGGTGTAACCCATGGCCAAGTTCAAGCTGATCCAAAAGCCGACCTTCAAGGCGCCGGTGATGATCCAGCGCGCGGGCTACAACGCTGAAAAGGTTGAGTTTGAGTTCAAGTACCTGGACCGCACCGCGCTTGCCGAGCTGTATACCGGCTGGAACGAGCGGCACGACGAGCTGAGCAAGCTGGTCGGCGACATGGACCTCAAGGCTTTCACCGCTGCCCAGATCGCCCTGCAAGCAGACCAGCTGCTGGATGTAGTGGTGGGCTGGGATATCGAAGAGGAATTCACGCCTGAAAACGTGCGCATCCTCGTTAACTCGATCAACTCGGCGCCCAAGGCAGTTCTGAACGCGTACGCCGAGGCCTTCAGCGAAGCCCGCTTGGGAAACTCCTAAGCGCCTCCCGCGCCCTGTATGAGTCTGGGCCATCAGATGCGGACCTGATGGCCTTCGGCTTATCGCGCCAGGATATCCCCGACAAGGAAGTCGGCATCTGGCCGGACAATTGGGAGGCCTTCAAAGTCTTCGAGGCCATGAGCACCCAGTGGCGCACAGGCGCGTTCGGCGCAACAGGCATGGACTACAGCGTTCTCTCCGGTGTGATTCGGATGTGCGGCGTACCGATCAGCCAGCGACAAACCATTTTCAGCGACTTCCGGCGGATGGAAGCTGAAGCCCTGCAGGTGATGGCGGAACAGAGAGAAAACAAATGAGCACCAATTTCGCTTCCCTGGGTATTGCGGTCGAGTCGTCGCAGGCCGCAAAGGCTGCTGATGATCTGGATAAACTGGTCGATTCCGCTGAAGGCGCCCAGAAGGCCATTGATGACTTGGGCAAAACAGGCGAAGGCCTGGCCAACACCGGTAAAAAGGTTTCCCAGGCAGAAGCGGACATTGCGCAAGGCATTGATAAATCGACGGCGGCAAGGGACCGTCAAGCCGGGGCAAGTCGCAAAGCAACTGACAGCGCAGTAGCGGAAATCTCCGTCATCAGTCAACTCGACAAGGCGATGACGGGCAATATCTCAAGCATGGAGTCACTGGTTCAGGCCGAAGGTTTGCTGGAGCGCGCCCGCAAGGGCGGATTGGTCACCATCGAGGAGCAGACGAAGTACCAGGATCACCTGGGTAAGGCCTACGACAAGATTGAAAAGGCGGAAGCCAAAGAGCTGGTCCAGAAGCAAAAGCTGATCGAGGCTGAGAATCGCCAGATTGAGGCACTGAAGCGCACCGTCAACGGTATTGATCCAGTGACCGCCAAGTTGGCGAAGCTGGAGGCGCAGGAGAAGGCGCTAAACGACCTGCATAATACGGGTCAGATCGACGCCGATCGTTACAACGAAGCCTTGGCCAAGATCGGCAAGGATAGGGCAGGGCTCACCGAGGCGGCCGGTGCATTCGACAAACTGAAGCTCGGCACCCGCCAGGCTCAGGAAAACGTAATGCAGCTCGTCAACGCCATTCAGGCTGGCGACCTGGGTAGCGGGGCGCGAGCCATTGCTCAATTGGGCGCCGGCGCTGGTGAGTCAGCGAAAAGCCTTGCAGGGATGCTGATCCCGGCCGGCCTTTTGGTCGCTGTAATTGGGTCGCTGGGCTACGCCTACTTCGATGCGATCAAGCTGGCGCGCGAGTTCAATGCCGCGATAAATGGCGGTACGAATGGTGCTGGGCAGACCATCGCCAGCCTTGAGGACATGGCCGACGGAGCCGGGCGCGTCACCGGCAACCTGTCCGGCGCGCGCGAGGCAGTCGTTTCACTTGCATCCGGAGCAGCTACAAGCGGTACGCAGATGCGTAATCTGGCTGAAGCTGCTGCGGCCGTGAGTGAAGTAACCGGGCAGGGCGCTGGCGAACTTGCCAAATCCTTTGCCTGCGCTGGCGATACAGCAACTGAAGCCGCCAGCAAGATCAGCAGTCAGTACGGATTGCTCACCCTTGAGCAGTACCAGGTGATCAAGGGGCTGGATGACCAGGGCGACAGCCAGCGTGCCTTGGATGTGCTCAGCGAAAATTTGAATCAGGCCGCCTTGACGCGCCTGAAGACCTACCGCGAGTCGTTATCCGACGTAGAGCGCGATTGGGACAACATCAAGAACGCCATCAAGGGCGCTTACGCCGAAGTCCGGTCGGAGATATTCCCAGACCTGGCAAAGCAGATCGAGATCACTCAGCGAGTGCTGGATACGCGCAAGGGCGGCGGGTTTGCGGGGGCCATCTCTAACGGGCTGAGCTCTTTGAACTCGGCTCTTGGTCTTGGCACCGGTGAGCATGACGACTCAACTGAGGCGCTTGAGACAAAACTTGCTGAACTCAAGGCCAGACAGACGGCAAGCGCTAATCTGGCAATCGCCACGGGTGAAAACACCGATGCGAACCAGAAGGCCATAGATGCTCAGAAAGCTCTGGACGCGCAACTCGATAACGTCAACCCACTGGAAAAGCGCCAGGCGGGACTGAAGAAGCTCAACGACCAGTTCCGGGCGCTATATGAGAGTGCCGAGAAAACCGGTCAGAAGTCGCCGCTGCTCGATGGTGTCAACTACGACGGCAGCAAGTTCTCTGGTGGCGCTTACGACACGCTTGTTAAAGGACTCCAGGACAAGAACAGAGACCCGAAAGGCGCCTCAAGTCAGGTCGACCTGACCAGCTTCAACATCGCCAAGAACGACCTGGCCGCAATCACCGATACCTACAAGAACTACCAGAAGGAGCTGGAGGCCGCGCAGAAGGCCGGGCTTGTCTCCGAAGCTGACTACCTGCTCCGTCGCCAGGCGCTGATAGGCAACGAGCGTGACCAGGTGACGGCAGCCTACGAGGCCGAGATCTCCGCCCTGGAAGCTACCAAGGCCAAGAAGACGACATCGGCCGCGCAAAGTATCCAGCTTGACCAGAAGATTGCTGACGCGCGCGCAGGGATGGTCAAGGCGCAGAAAGACGCTGACAGCCAGCTTGAAGTGCTGGCGACCAATGAGACCGGGCGTCTGGCAAAGCAAGAGCGGGCTATTAGCTCCTACGTGCAAGCACTGGGTCAGCAACAGCGCGCCCTGGAGCTCGCTGGGCAGCGTGCCGTATTGGGTGTAGGCCAGGGTGACCGCGAGAACGCGTTAAGCGGGCAGTTGAACAGCCAGCAAGACCGGTTTGCTCAGCAGTCGCTGGAGCTGGAAAACCAACGCTCCGATCCGTCTCGGAATATGTCGGACGAAGAGTTCGCCCGCAAGTCGCAAGCTCTCGCAGATGCGAATAAGAAGGCTACCGATCAAATCCGGCAGAACTACGCGGATGTGGAGGCAGCCCAAGGCGACTGGACGAAGGGCGCGACATCGGCCTGGGCCAACTACCTGGATTCGGCGCAGAACGTAGCAGGGCAGACCAAAAGTCTATTCGGCAATGCGTTCAGCTCCATGGAAGATGCAGTAGTCAACTTCGCCACGACTGGTAAGTTCTCGTTCGCTGACTTCACGAAGTCGGTTCTCGCGGACATGGCGCGCATTGCTACCCGGCAAGCAGCCTCCGGGCTTCTCGGCTCACTTGTAGGGCTCGGTATATCTGCCGCTGGCTCGTACTTTGGCGGCGGGGCTACCACGTCAGCAGGCTCGACAGCGGCAGGGTACAGCCCTGATGTATTGGCGGGCTGGTCTGGCGTTACCCAGGCCAATGGCGGCGCCTGGTCGGGCGGTGTGCAAATGTTCGCCGACGGGGGCGCCTTCACCAACACCATCGTCAGCAAACCCACCGCATTCGGTATGGCCAACGGCAAAACCGGTGTAATGGGTGAGGCCGGGGAAGAGGCGATTATGCCGCTGACCCGAACGTCGAGCGGCAAGCTCGGCGTAATAGCAATGGGTGGCGGCGGGGCCGGCAGTACGCAGATCAACGTCGAGGTGCACATCGATGGCGACGGTAACGCCTCATCGAATGCGGATACACCTGGCTATGACCTCTTCGGCAAAGAACTGGCCGCGTTCGTTGAGCAGAAGTATCAGCAGATGCGCAACAAGGACATGGGCCAGGGCGGCGTCATCAACAAAGCAATCAAGGGGCGCTGATGGCAATCGAACGATTTACGTGGGCAACAGAGAAGGGCGCTGAGGGTGAAATAACTCAGCGTGTCCGGACCAAGCAGTTTGGCGACGGATACACCCAGTCGGTGGTGGACGGAATCAACAACCGATCGCAGTCCTGGCCGGTGACCTTTACCGGGCTCAAGCCCCGCATCAAGGACATCATGGCTTTCCTCGATCGACACAAAGGGGCAAAGGGTTTCCTATGGGAGCCACCCCTGGGAGATCTGGGCCTCTACAAGTGCAACGGCTACAAGCCAGTGCACCGCGGGGGCCAGGTCTACGCTATCACCGCCACCTTCGAACAAACCTTTCATCCCTGAGACCTACCCATGGCACTGATCACGGACATCCAGAAGCTGGAGCCCGGCGGCGAAATTCGCCTGTTCGAAATTGACGGGACCGAGTACGGCGCGGATTACCTGCGCTTTCACGGCCACGCCATCCCTCACACGCCCGAGGAACTGCTGGCGTATGAAGGCTCGGAAACGGATCTGCCGGCCAAGTCGATTTGGTGGCAGGGCGCCGAATACGCGGCCTGGCCGGTCCAGATCGAAGGGATTTCTTCCAGTAGCGACGGCACCGCCTCTCGCCCGACGTTCGCCGCCGGCAACATCAATGGGCGTGTCACAGCTCTGTGCCTGGCCTTCGAGGACCTGCTGAAGTTCAAGCTGACGGTTCGCGAGACCCTGGCCAAGTACCTGGACGCGGTGAACTTTCCAGAAGGCAACCCAACCGCTGACCCAACCCAGGAGGCGCTGGAGATCTGGTACATCGACCAGAAAACCAGCGAGGACGGTGAGGCGGTGGTCTGGGAGCTGTCTTCCCCGGGTGAGATCGACAACCATGGGTTACCCGGCAGGCAGATGACCACGTTCTGCCACTGGGCCATGACGGCGGGATACAGAGGCCCTGACTGTAATTACACGGGGACAGCGATGTTTGACGACGAGGACAACCCAACGACCGATCCCGCCCGGGACCAATGCAAGGGCTGCCTATCGTCCTGCAAGCTGCGCTTCGGCGAGAACAACGAAAACTCATTCGGTGGATTTCCCGCTGTGTCACTCATTGCCCGGAGCTGAAGAATGCGCAAACACATTATCGCAGCCATCCAGGCGCACGCTGCCGCCGAGTACCCGAAAGAGTGCTGCGGTCTGTTGCTTGCCATGGGCCGCGCCCAGAAGTATTTCCCTTGCCGAAACATCGCCACGGAGCCGAACGAAGAGTTCAGGCTTGAGCCAGAGGACTACGCCGCGGCGGAAGATGAGGGCCAGGTGATCGGCATCGTGCATTCACACCCGGACGCCACCAGCAGACCGTCGTCGCGAGACCTGGCGATGTGCGAAGCCACGGCTTTGCCCTGGCACATTCTGTCCTGGCCTGAAGGAGACCTCAGGACGATCACGCCGTCTGGCGCCGTGCCGCTGCTCAAGCGACCGTTTGTTCATGGTGTGTGGGACTGTTGGGCTGTATGCGAAGAGTGGTACCAGCGCGAGTGGGGGCTTGAGTTCGAAGCGTTCCAGCGCGTCGACGGCTGGTGGGAGCGCACGGAGAACGCCAGTCTTTACGAACAGCATTACGAGGCTGCCGGCTTCGTGCGCGTAGACAGCCCTCAGCGCGGCGACATGATCGTTATGCAGGTTGGTCGGACGGTGCACCCGAACCACGCCGGGATTTACCTGGGCACCGATCCGGCGCTACCTGGCGAAGATGCGGCTACTTTTGGTCTTGGACCATTCTTGCTACATCACCTTTACGGCAGGCCGTCCGAAATCATAGTTTTTGGCGGACCATGGGCAGATAGAACTCGCCTAATCCTCAGGCACAAAGAAGCCAAACAACGAAAATGACGCTGCATGGTCACAGGGAGAGGGGCAAGCAAACCTCACAATACTATGTAAGCGAGATGCAAATTTAGAACGCTGAGCTTTTCTAGATATAAGTGACGGTCATGTCTCCGAAACTGGAGTAGTTCGTGGCGGAGGTACGCATGACCATCACGCGCGGAAAAATTATTTCTTTCGCTCTATATGGGGTAATTCATTATTAATTACGCCTTTAGATTCCGCTTCAGCGCAGGTTATAAAGGATGCTGCTACCACCTGATCCTTTTTGTTAAATGCTACGTAAAAAGGGGAGGTTTTCTCTCCGTTTGTTAATGTGAAGTCGTAGCACGTGCCCTGAATCATCTTCGTAGGTTGGGTTTTAGTTGGTTGTTTTCCTACGGCCATGATAGATTTTTTTGTCGCTCTTTCATCTTCAGTAGCAGCTTTCACAAGTGGGTCCGAACTGAAAGACCTCAGTGTATCCACTGCGTCTAATATTGAACAACCACTTAGCATAAGTGTGGTTAAAGCTGATGCTGCCAGTATTTGTGCCGACTTCATATTGATTAATCCTTATCCAAGAAAACAGGTCTCGCCAGTGGCAATCCCAGGTTTTTCACTCTCATCACCTTAGGGTTGTCAAGGCTTAGCGAGCGTTATACTATAACGATGAATCGATTCATCTTGCAAGGCTTGATGGAGCTGCACTCTGAAGCCGCTGGTACTAGCTCAGTGAGCAGCGGCAAGGTCTGTTCCCTTGGGCAGGACTGAAAAGAGGCTCTTTGAGGGTAAATCCCAAAGAGGGGGTAAACGCTCATACGGTTTTCGATGACGCTATGGAAGACGACAGACTGAGGCCCAAACGGACGAGGCGATCCTCTCCATTAAATGAGCGTAGCGAGTTGTGGCTGGCATACCAGCGACTTTGGCCGAAGCTTCTGATTGGCGCTTGCGGCATATCATTAGCAATCACAGTCCTCACTGGTGAATTCAAACATTGGGTACTAGTTGAGGCCTTTGGAGTGGCTTGCTTAGTTTTGGATACGGTTCTGGATGATTTGTAGAGGTGGGTTGGATTGATCTATAAGTCGTTAAAGTGTGGCTGTACGAATTTTCTCAAGGATAAGTTAGAAGAGGGTGCTTATGCATAAGTTCTTTGCTGTATTTGGCTGTTCTTTTATGCTGTTGCCGGGGGCCGCGATGGCTATCAATGATTTTTGGGCTGAAACAATATCCTCCGGAACAACCTCAGCTACTACCTATTTGACTTCGCGAGATAAAAAGTTGGTTTTAGCCACCGAAGACGATGCTAACTGCTTCGTAGCCAGTGATGGGGCTATTAGAGGCCCATATCTTGAGGCTTCTATGATGGAATTTCGTAACTCGCATCCGGAAATTTTGATAAGCGACATTGATCTGGCCAAATCTATACTGGTGCGTACGCAGCAGGTGAGCATGCGTCCTTAGAGGGCTTGAAAATCTCAATAAATCAATAACGTATATGTGTTTGAGTCTTATCTCTGGAGCATCCAATGAAAAGAGCCCTATTACTTGCTATGGTATTTAGCAACACAGCCGTGATATCTGGTTGCACTGCAACTGACTGGATCAATGCAGCAGGTGAAACGATGAAAGCCAGGGACGCCTACGATAAAAAAGTAATGAGCGAGCGTTTGAGGAAAGCGAATTCCGCTGCCATGCAGAAGAAATAGTCCGAGAGCTTTGAGAGTCATACCGGCATTTCTGGCAGCGAATCGCTGGGCTGCGTCAGCATGGGTTTTTCGCGTCGCTCTTTTGTACATGATAGTGTTCTCGCTAAACCAAAGAGGGAACGACATGCGGATTTTGATAGCGTCGGTAGCGTTGGCGATGTTGGCGGGGTGTGTATCGCCAGGGGATCTTGAGTCGAAAGACCCGAGCATTGCTGCCAGTTCTACCAAAGACCCGAAAAAGTACGCGCTCTGCGTATTTCCTAAATGGCAGGACGCGCGCAGCGACGTGACGATGTCAGAGACTGAGTACGGCTATCGCCTTGTTGCTGCAAGCAACAACATGACCGATGAGCTGCTCCTTATCCGCAAGGTTTCAAGCGGCAGCTCGGTGAAGCTGTTTCAGAGAATGGCATGGGGTCCTGGCTGGGGCAGAAGTGACATGGAGAAGGCGGTCCGGAACTGCCTCTAGTAAATCAACACAAGCCGCCTCCGGGCGGTTTTTTACACCTGGAGTAAATATGGCCGCGCAGACAATTGAATATCAACCGCTCACCAACGTACTCCTTTACGGACGGTTACGACAGTTCGGCAGGTCCTTTCGGCTCTCTGTGCGCTCACCAGCAGAAGCGATCAAGGCTCTGTGTGTTCAGATCCCAGGGTTTGAACGATTTATTTCGAATGCAAAGTATCAAGGGATGGTGTTCGCCGTTTTTCGAGGTAATAAGTCCCTAGGTGAGAATGAATTAGGTTTTGCAGGCTCTGGAGACATTCGCATTGCGCCAATCATTACCGGTAGCAAACGAGGCGGTCTTATCCAGACCATTATCGGCGCAGTCCTGATCGCTGTGTCGTTCATTCCAGGGTTCCAAATTCTTGCTGCGCCAGGTATTGCGCTTGTGGCTGGCGGTGTAATCCAAATGCTCAGCCCCCAGGCCGGTGGGCTCAAGACCAGCGCCGCACCGGACAACACTCCCGGCTACGCATTCGGCAGCGCGAAGAACACCACGGCGTCGGGTAACCCGGTACCGCTTTGCTACGGCAAGCGCCGTGTCGGCGGGGCGATCATTAGCGCTGCCATTTACGCCGAGGACCAGATGTAGCAATGGCCGGAGCAAGCTACTGGTCACCTGAAGTTAGAGCGTGTGCAACTATTCGAATCGCGCCTTTTCTATGTCTCCGTGCTTGCTCTGTAGATAAATTGTGTAGGGCAAAATGAGGGTGTCTGCAATTCCAGACAGCCCCATATCTAGCAAAATTAATGACGCAGATGGGTGTCCGTCAAAGCCGGTGCTCTGACGTGGAACTGCATCGAGTGTGCAGTAATCAAAAACGGCACCGCTGTAGATTCTCGGTACCGAATCGCAGCTCGAACTCCAACGAGCCAGCTTATTGCTCGCGACGGTGTCGTCTCGGAAAGTAGTGTTGACGGTCCCACAGCCTGTAGCTGATATCGCTGCTACCAGCATCAAAGCGTTTTTGAGCTTCATCATATTGGCTCCTTGCCAGAAAAGTTTGAGGTTAACCGAAGCCGCGATATCGCGGTTTTTTATTGCCTGGAGAAAAGCATGGGCGCAGCACGCAAGTTCGACATCCACGGCGCCAAGGGCGGCGAGGAGAAACCAAAAACGCCGACAGAAGCCCCGGATAGTCTGCGCTCGGTCGCCATCGCCAAAATGCTGATCGCCGTGGGCGAGGGTGAGTTCGAAGGGACGCCAACGGCCCGTGACATCTACCTCGATAACACTCCGCTGCAAGACCCCCAGGGGAACATGAACTTCCCGAACGTAAAGTGGGAGTGGCGCAGCGGCGCAGTGGACCAGACTTATATCCAGGGGATCCCATCGGTCGAGAACGAGACCACCATCAGCACCGAACTACGGAGCGGCACCCCATGGGTTAGGGCGATCAACAACACCCAGCTTTCCGCTGTGTGCGTGCGGTTTGCCTGGCCGGCGCTTCAGTCCGTGGACGCCGGGGGCAACATCAACGGGTACCGGATTGAATACAAGGTTGAGCTGGCCACTGATGGGGGGGCCTATCAACCGGTGCTGAGCGAGGCTGTCGATGGCAAGACCACCAGCGTTTACGAGCGTACCCGCCGTATCGATTTACCCAAAGCTACGACCGGCTGGCTGATGCGCATCACCCGTGTCACACCAAACCAGAACAACAACAAAATCTCCGACACCATGCAGATCGCCGGATTTACCGAGGTGATCGACGCGAAGATCCGCTACCCAAACACGGCGCTGCTCTACATCGAGTTCTCCGCCGAGCAGTTCCGTAGCATCCCGGCCGTGACAGTCGAGACCAAGCTGAAAAAAATGCAGGTGCCGAGCAACTACGACCCTGTGTCTCGGACTTACTCGGGCGTTTGGGACGGCACCTTCAAACAGGCCTGGACCGACAACGCCGTCTGGATGACCTACGACATCACCACCGCCGATCGCTTCGGCCTGGGCCGGCGTATCAAGCCGTGGATGGTGGATAAGTGGGAACTGTACCGAATCTCGCAATACTGCGACCAACTGGTGCCGGACGGGAAGGGTGGACAGGAACCTCGCTTCATCTGCAACTTGAACCTGCAGAGCAAAGCCGATGCCTGGTCACTGCTGCGCGATATCTCGGCGATCTACCGAGGCATGACCTACTGGGCCCAGGGCCAGGTGTTCACGCTCTCGGATATGCCGCGGGCAACGGACTTCGACTTTGCCTACACCCGGGCAAACGTCATCGACGGCAAGTTCACTTATTCCAGCGCATCCGAGCGCACGCGCTACACCAGGGCGCTGGTCAGCTACGACAACCCGCTGAACAACTACGACACTGACGTCACCGCGGTGACCGATCAGAAGCTGCAGCGGCGCTACGGCGACAACCCGCTGGAGATCAGCGCCATCGGTTGCACCCGTGAATCCGAGGCCCAACGCCGGGGTAAGTGGGCTCTGCTCACCAACTCCAAAGATCGGGCCGTAACCTTCAAGGTTGGTTTGGATGGCCGTATCCCGCTGCCTGGCTACGTGATCCCGATTGCTGACGAACTGCTGGCCGGCCGTGCCATTGGCGGGCGTATATCGGCGGTAAACGGCAAGGTCATCAAACTGGACCGCGATACCCACGCCAAGCCCGGCGACCGACTGATCCTCAACCTGCCTGACGGCAAGTGCGAGGGGCGTACCGTGGAAGTGGTCAGCGGTCGGCAGGTCACGGTCACCGTGGCCTACTCAGTGACGCCTGAGCCGGAACTTGTGTGGGCACTGGATGCTGATGACTTGGCCGTCCCGCTTTACCGGGTGGTCAGCGTTGCGCGGCCAGAGCCTGGCGTGTTCGAAATCTCGGCCGTGCAGTACGACCCGAGCAAGTTCGCGCACATCGATACCGGTGCGCGCCTTGAAGAACGCCCGATCAGCGTAATCCCGATCACCGTGGTACCGCCGCCGGCCAGCGTCACGCTCACGTCGAGTTACGCGGTAGATCAGGGCATAGCCATCAGCACCATGAACATCTCATGGCCCGCTGTTGCTGGCGCCGTCGCTTATGACGTGGAGTGGCGCAAGGACAGCGGAAACTGGATCAAGGTGCAGCGCACGGGATCTACCAGCGTTGATGTAACCGGGATCTACTCGGGCGCCTATCTCGCCCGTGTGCGCTCGGTGAGCGCCTTCGAAATTTCGTCGATCTGGAAAAGCTCTAGCCTGACCAACCTTGAAGGCAAGACAGGCCTACCGCCGGCGGTGTCGTTCCTGACCACCACCAGCCTGGTCTATGGCATCGGCATTCAATGGGGCTTTCCACCAGGTGCAGAGGACACTGAGCGAACGGAACTTTGGTACAGCCAATCGGCGAACCTGACGACCGCGATAAAGCTGAGCGACTTCAGTTACCCGCAAGCCAAGCACGAAATGCACAGCCTGTTGGCTGGCGCGAGTCTGTTCTTCTGGGCTCGCCTGGTGGATCGGACCGGCAACGTCGGCCCGTTCTTCCCTGTACCTGGTGCGGTCAATGGTCAGGCCAGTTCGGATCAAGCCGAGTATGAAAAATACTTTGCGGACAAGATCGGAAAGGGCGCCCTGTACCAAAGCCTTCGAGAAGAGATCGAGCTGATTACAGGTGATGGTCCAGGGTCTGTGAATGAACGCCTGGAGGAGGCCAAGCAGGAACTTGAAGACTTGATCAAGAAAGTGAGCGATGCCCTCGCTTACGACCCGGCAAGGCCGTATTTGAAGGGTGACATCGTGCGTCTTGATCAACGCCTCTACCAAGCGAAAGGCCCTGTGCCTGTCGGCGCAACGCCGCCCGACGCCACGTACTGGACCGATATTGGCACCATCCTTGAGACCACTGACGCGCTGGTGTCGCAGGTCCAGATCATTGAAACCAAGATCGAGGAAATCGACGGCAAGGTGTTGGCCACCGCTACCTCCGTCGAGGCGTTGCGTTCTGCTGCTCGGGGTGATGATGGCGCTGGCGATCTTGCCGACGCAGTCAAGGGTTGGACATCCACGGCGGATCTTGCCGTTGAGCGTAAAACCCGAGCCAGCGAAAATGATGCTATGGCCCAGCAATTGCTGACCTTGGGCGCACAGGTTGGTGACAACAAGTCGTCGCTGACGGTGCTTGAGCAGGTGGTTGCCACCAACCGCGAAACTTCCGCAACGCAGATCACCCAACTCAAGAGTGATCTGTCTGCGGTTGATCAAAAGGCGATCGGCAATGCCCAAGCGATTAATGGCCTCGACACGAAGGTCACCAACTTGGACGGGCGGGTCACGGCCCAGGCATCCAGTAATGAATCACTGCGTGCTTCGGTGCGTGGTGACGACGGCGCGGGCGAGCTGGCGGGGGCGTTGAAAGCGTATGAGTCCACCGCAAGTATCGCCCAGCAGATGCGTGTTGAAGCATCTCGCGAATTAGCAACTGCTGAGCGGCTGACTACCTTGCAGGCCGGAATTGATAGCGCGAAGGGGCTTATTCAGCAGGAGGAGCTGGTTAGGGCCACCGCGATCGAGGTTCAGTCCAAACGGACTGATACGGTCCAGGCCAGTCTGGGCCAGACCAATGCATCGGTTCAGCAGGTGAGCCAGGTCGTAGCGGGCCTTGACGGCAAGGTTTCGGCACAGACAACCATCAAGGCCCAGACCAATGTGGACGGAAAGAAAGTAATGGCGGGGCTCGCCCTGGGCAGCGATGGGGAGACGTCCGAAATTCTGGCTTTTGCTCAGCGATTCGCCATTATCGACGAGGTCAGTGGCGCTGCAACTTTCCCGTTTGTGGTTTCTGACGGGCAGGTGTTCATTAGTTCGGCAGTAATTAAAACGGGCATGATCACCAATGCCATGATCGGTAATTACATTCAGTCAAATAACTACGTGGCAGGGGTCAGCGGGTGGAGGCTTTCATTCGACGGTACGTTTGAAATGAACGGGAATATTGCCGGTCTTGGCACCATGAGGCTAACCAATACATTCCTCAAATTCATTTACGCCAACGGTGTGGTTGGTATTGATCTGAGTCTCTAATATGGTCGGATTAGTAATAAGGGATCGCGATACGGGTCTGGTTAAAGTCGATATGACTATGAGTATTAGCCAGACCCAAGGATCAGTGGTTACCAACTCTGCAAACGGTTCAATAGCGATCCCGGCACCGCCCCCTGGAAAGGTCCAGTTTCCAATCGTCGTTCCTCTTCAGGACAGGCAGCTCGAAAAGGGAAAGGTCCCGTCGGTAACCATATCCAACGGGGTCCTCTCTTGGATCTACTCGTACAACACCAACGGCTGGGGTAATTTTTCAGCCAATTGCATTATTTACTACGGTTATTATTAATGGCTAATCTCGTAGTTAAAAAACAAGATGGCAGTCTTCTGTTTGATACGGCCAAAATTACCTATGGTCTTGTGAAAAGCGGAAATCTGAGCGTCATCGAGACCTGGTGGCGTCGGAGTTTTAAAGGAGGGAACGTAGATCCTAATTGGGGTGGAAATTGGACAAGCTCAGGTGTAAGTCCTAGCGTTGCCTTGTCAGATGTTATTTATGGCTTCACTGTGGTTGGAGCCTCGTCGCCAATCGTGTTTCTCACTGGCAGCGGTTGCTTGCAGGGGACAAAGATTTCCGGCGATTCAATGACTTTTCTTTACACTAACGCAAGCGTAAATACTAAGTTCTATTGCTTTGATTTGATGAAGGACGCTATTGCGGGGTCTCCGTACTTGAAAACCCGGCAAACGGACGGTGCAATGACGTTTAACTCTCTGCAACTGGCCTTGAATGTAGTTGCATCCATTCAAGCGCCTCCGCCGACGGGAACGCAGGAGTCGCAATATCCAATCCCATCGGGTAGCAGCCCATACGCGAATGCCGTCTTTAATGTTGAGCAGCGCGAAACACCTCCCAGTTACCAGTCAAATATATTTACCGCCAAGGTAACGATTAATATCAAGCCGGGCGTTGAGTACGCCGCGTACCTTCCCTGGAGTAGGGGGTGTCAGATCTGGTTGTACGGTCTCAACGAGTCGAAGCGGACCTATCGTTATGGGGGAAGCGAGGGGTGTGGCGGTGTCGTAGGAGGCATTCAGTTTATGTTCGGGCCTGCTGGGGGGACACCTCAAGATCACCCGACGGTTGTGAGTGGTACTCCAATGCCACCAAACTTTTCGCAAATTGCAACGGATAGGCTACCGACCGCTTTGGTGATCGAGACGGCCAACCTGCCATTTCCCTTCAACTGATTTATTAGCTCAAAGAGCCCGCCGAGTGCGGGTAATTTTTTGCCTGGAGAAAAATATGGCTTCTTGGTTTTCAGAAGGGACCGTCACCGTCAATAACGGCAACACCGTTGTGACTGGTGTCGGTACCAAGTTTTCAAACTGCCGCTCTGGCGATATGTTTGTCGGTCCAGATAACGGCGTCTATCAGGTTATAAACCCGTCGAGCGATACCTCCTTGTCGATCTCGCCGGCTTATCGCGGAGCCAATGCCTCCGGTGCGTCCTACGGCATTGTCCCTGTAAACGGCTACCCAAAGGCCCTGGCCGATGCGGTCAACCTGATGGTTCAGCAGTGGGGAGCCACGCTCGCAGGACTTGGTCCCGTCTCCAGTATGGCGGTTGTCCCGTTTGCAAATGGTGGTACAGGTACTACCACCAAGGCAGCAGCCAAGGTGGCACTGGACCTGGGTACCGCTTCTGCAAAAAACTTTGGCCTTACTAACGGCGACCTGATCCCGGCGGGCGTGCTCAGCGGGATGTTTTCCAATGTTGCCCCAGACGCCTATCAAATGGACAGACCTGGCGAGCCTGGGCAACAGGGCGCTTTCTACAAGTTTCTGAATAACGGATCTTCGTCTGGGCTGAGCTACTCAACCCTGATTCGAATTCCGTACAACGTTGGATATGAGGCGCAGATTTTCATTCCTGTGTCGCAAGGCACCGGTTCGCTGCTCTTCCGCACCACGCCTGGTGCTGCTGGAACCTTCGGCCCCACGTATAGCGTTTACCACACAGGTAACACCACCCGCGGTTCCGGCGGTGCGCTTTCGGCGGCTTCACCCATCCTGAGAATTGCTGATGTGTCCGCCAGCGAGCGCCGCGACCTCCAAGAGGAATCGTTTCTCCCTGCCGGAGAATGGGGTGTGGCCAACGATGAAGCGCGCGGCGTTATTGTTGAGCGCCTCGGCGTTGGCGAGTATCGGGTGACGGGAAGCCTTGGCCTGGCACTGGAGGGCTGGCGCACACAAGATCCGCACTCGCCTGATGGAGGTCGTGCACTGGGCATAACCGAAAGCGAGCAGGCCGATGGCGGGGCTGTCGTAATCCGTCTTTTCAAGCAGCGCTGGACGCTCACTGATGACGGAGAGATGGTGCCGGGCCGGGGGGCGCCAATGGATGTTCCGCCGAATAGCTGGATCGATGTGCGGCTTGAAATGCCCAAGGTCGATACGCCGCCGCCACTCAGATCGACCGAAGAATAGCAGCCCGCCAATTGAGCGGGCTTTTTTTACGCCTGGAGAAAAGCATGAACGCAACCGAGAAAGACCGGGACATCCTGGCGCGCACTTTGTGGGGAGAGGCCCGGGGCGAAGGGTTGCCAGGCCAGATCGCCGTGGCCTGGACCATCCGCAACCGTGTGTCCGACGGCAAATCCAAGTCATGGTGGGGGGAGGGCTACACCGGTGTGTGCCTGAAGCCCTGGCAGTTCAGCTGCTGGAACCAGAACGACCCGAACTACGCCTACCTGAGCGGTGCCAAGCAGATCCCGGCTGCGCAGTTCGCCCAGGCCCAGCGTGCGGCTGACCAGGTGATGTCGGGCGCGGTACCGGATCCAACCGGCGGTGCCACGCACTACTACGCGACCACGATGCCAAAGCCCCCCGCCTGGGCGGCGAAGGCCACGCAGACTCTGCGCCTGGGTCACCACATCTTCTTAAAGGATGTGCCGTGATGACGCCCTTGCAGAGTTTGGCTTGCTTGGGGCTTGCGGCTGTCCTTCTGCTGGTGTTGGGCGCTGGAGGTGGTGCGTGGCTGGCTGCCCGTCATTACCGGCCGTTACTCGATACCGCGAACACCAGCCTGGTCAGCGCTCATTCGGCGCGCAACAACCTGGAAGCGCTGGCGGGAGAGCAAGGCAGGAAACTGGGCGAGCTTGTTCAGGCCGGTGACCTGCGGGAGCGAACTGCCGCCCAGGCCCAGGCAAAAGCAGCGCAAGAGGCCCAGTCCGAATACGCCGCTGCCAATCAGTTGTTGCGGGAGCGAACTGGTGGCGACCCAACCCAGTCTGCTGCGGCCATCATCGATCAGGAGTTGGGGTTATGAGATCTGTTCTGGTGCTGTTAGCGTTGGTGCTAACTGGCTGCGCTGGCAGGGAGTCAGAAGTGCGCACTGTCCGCGTGGAGGTGCCGGTGCTGGTACCGTGCAAAACAATGGAGGTTGCTGTTCCGCCATGGGCAACTGCTGGACTGAAGAAGTCCGACAGTCTGGAAGTAAAGGTCCGGGCATTGTTGGCTGAGCGTCGGCAGCGGATCGGTTACGAACGACAACTCCTTGCGGCATTGCGGGCGTGCCAATAGGATCGCAGAAAACAGGAGAAGAATTTTGTCAGAGAAAATTTCTATCGAAAACATCAAGTCTGTTGCCTCTATTTTGTCAGCTATCACCATTCCCGTTGTGCTCGCCCTAACTGGATATTTCGTGCAGCAAAGCATAGCTGAGGATGGGATTAAAAAAGATTACCTCACAATGGCGATGGGGATGCTGAAGGAGGGAGGAAGCAAGCTTGATCCGGAGCTTAAAAGTTGGGCAACTGCGGTAGTTTCAAAGTATTCGCCAGTTCCGTTTTCTGCCGAGGCAAAAGACAGGCTGAGTGGAGCTATTTACATCGAGCCATTCATCCCTGATCTCCCTGCGATAGCCAGGCAAACGGATATTAGCGATATTTGCAACGGCGGCTGCAGTGCGTCCCTCACTGCAAAGCATGAAGAATGGATTAGAGCGTTAGACGGTAAAACCGGGGACGAAGCGCTGACTACGCTTGTGGAAGCATTTGATGAGTCTGTCCGGCACAGCGCTGATCTTGCTGGGGCGTTGGATGCGGCCAAGATATCTGGCAATGCTTGCGTGAGCACCTATGAGGTCATTAAAGGCCATAGCAGATAGCTTGCCGAGCTACGTATCTGAAATTTTCATCTGTATACGCCGGCGTGGTTCATGCAGCCCGTCGAGCCCAACTTGACCCAGCGCATGCGCAACGAATTGTCGCCATCACCGACGCCGGCGACCAAGGATTGATCGCGCTACGGGCGTGCCAGGCGTATGTCAGGGCTGTAACGAATAGGTAGAGGATTTTGTGGAGGTGATAAAAATAGGAAAATTCTCGAGAAGTCTCAGACAAGTCCTACATCAAGAAAATCCGCGGACTGATAAAAGAAGGCTTTGAAATCTATCAGGGTGCTAGTTCGTGCGTCTTTTTGTCTTAAAAGGGATTATTTTTTTTCAGTTGTTCGCGATTTTCCCTACGGAGGCTAGTAGCCGGTACTTTGATATCCCGGCTTGGCCAGGTGACGAAGAATCATGCCCCATCCCCGGGCACATAAAAAATAACCGAGGGGTATTTATTTCGCCAGCCAAATCGGAAGGTGTTGATTGGGTCGGTGTGTTGCCCGGTGACGGGCTTGCTAGTGTAGTGGCATTCGAGAAAGCGGTTTTTGTGTTGACTGAAGAAAACTCAAAAACTCGCGGATTTTTAATCAGCTGCATCTACACCACATCCGAGGGAAGATATCTGAGAATGAGGCCAAATACTGGTAATAAAAATGATGGGATCATGTGGATTGTCAGGTCTTCTTCATGGAAGAGATCGGGTGATTTTTCATCAAAAACAATTTTGGAGTGTGCGGACAAAGGCGATCGCGCATGTGGCTTTTTCTTAAAGTAACGACATCGGAGTGATTAGCTCGGCCCCCTTGTTCCGCACATTGCCCACAGCCGTATCGACCTTGAACCACTCGAACACCTCAGACGGTTCACCCTGGTGGAGCACCATCTGCTCGGCTCGCTCTTTGGGTGTGGCTGGATCCAACCATTCCCAGGCCAGGTCCGGCGTCAGCACCACGGGCCTCCGGTCGTGAATGTCCACCATGCCCCCGGCACTATCGGCGGTAATGATCACAAAGCCGTCGTGCTCGCCTGGGCCTTCATCATCATCTGGTAGCTGGCCAATGGCGGCACAGAATATCGGTGCGCCATCACGCCGGCGGATGAGGTAGGGCTGCTTCTTTGGGCCGCCTTCATCCACCCACTCAAACCAGTTGTCGATTGGAGTGATCGCCCGGTGCGGCCAGATCGCCCTGAAGAACGGACCATGCGCCACTTTTTCTACGCGTGCGTTGATAGGTGCTGCCCGGTCTTTCGCCCAGTGCGGCCGCCATCCCCAGCGTACCGGATCAGCGTGGAGCAACTCTCCCTGCAGATGCAGCAGTGCCACCGCGGTTGTCGGTGCCACGTTGTACCGTTCAATTGGCTGATCGCCCACGGAGTTCAGTTCGCCAGCGCATTGGGCATACTCAGCGCTGCAACGAAGTCGTGGATTCCCCGGTACTGTGAAAGTCTCCCGCACATAAGCATCTCCGCTCGTCGGCGCCGATGAACAGCCGGTCCTCGGCCAATCTCTACACTGTAGACACTGGCCCAAGGTATTCGTCATGGCGACCAACATTGAACAGGTGAACGCAATGGAGGCGTGGTTTTCACTCCGCAATGATCCCGCATTCATATCGGCGACACCTGAGGAGCGCTACGAATCACGGCTGGCCCTGGCGGACGACTTGAAGCAGCAGGGCCTGATAGATGAGGGTGAGTGGCGGGAGCTGACGGAAGAGGCAGTCGCCGCATACGCAGATGAATTGGTCTGACGCGCCCGCTTGTCAGATATCTCTTACACCAAATTGACCGCAAGCCATCTGCGCTATTAACTGTACATTCGTACAGTATCTGTAAAAGGCCGCATCATGAGCTTCACCATTCTAGGTCCTATCGCTGAGGCAGGCGCGAAGCTGCCTATGTGTTCATTCCAGGTTCCGGCTGGCTTTCCTTCGCCGGCAGCGGATCACATTGAGCAGCATATTTCATTGGACGAGGTCCTGAATATCCGCGCACCGCATGTGTACCTGGTAGCCATCACTGGGGAGAGCATGCAGGGGATTGGTATCTTCGAAGGCGATCTCGCGGTGGTGGATCGTGCCATTGAGCCTGCACATGGGCATGTGGTGGTGGCGCTGCTGAATAATGAGCCCGTCTGTAAGCGTCTATGTAAGCGTGGCCGGGAGGTGATCCTGCTGTCAGAGAACCCCAAATATCCGGCGCGATATGTTCTCGAAGGGGATGAGCTATCAATCTGGGGTGTGATCACCAGCACAGTGCGTAGTCATGTCTAAATCGCCTGTATTCGCACTTGTCGATTGCAACCGTTTCTACGCTAGCTGTGAGCGCGTGTTTCGCCCGGATCTGGCGCGCGTCCCAATCGTTGTCTTGAGTAACAATGATGGCTGTGTCATTGCGCGTAGCTATGAAGCTTCTCCCTTCGTCAAAATGGGCGAACCGTATTTTCAGATTAAGCACAAGCTCAGACAGCACGGAATTGTGGCCTTCTCGTCGAATTATGCGCTGTACGGGGATATGAGCCAGCGCGTCATGAGCGTGATTGAATCGCTGGTGCCAGCCGTTGAGGTGTATTCGATTGATGAAGCATTTGCAGACCTGACCGGGATTGCCGGTTTGGATGCTCTGGGCCGACAGATCCGTGCCCAGGTGCTCCGATGTACCGGCATTCCGGTTGGTGTAGGTATTGCCCATACAAAGACTTTGGCCAAGCTGGCCAACCACACGGCAAAGCGACTGCAAGCTCAAACCGGTGGCGTGGTGAACATCACCGATCCGGTCAAGCGCGATTGGGTGCTGCGTAATACTGACGTCTGCGAAGTGTGGGGCGTAGGCCGCAAAATGAAGCTCCACCTCGACGCCATGGGCATAAAGTCAGCGATGGACCTGGCCAAGGCAGATCCTTGGACGCTCCGTAAGAAATTCAGCGTAGTGATCGAAAAGACGGCGCGGGAGCTGGCCGGCACATCGTGTCTGGAACTTGACGAGCCCGACCCGCCCAAGCAAGAAATATGCTGCAGCCGGATGTTCGGCAAACGGCTGACCGATCTGCCGCCGATCAAGGAAGCGGTAGCCACCTACATGATGCGGGCGTCAGAGAAGCTCCGCGCCCAAACTCACTTTGCAAAAAGGTCCGCGTCTGTATCCGCACAGGCATGTTCAATCCGGAGGAGGCGAAGTACGCCAACGGCGTGGTGGTGGATATGCCATACCCCACCGATGACGTGCGCCTGCTCACGAAAGCCGCTGTTGATGCGCTCGACAGGATTTTTCGGCCGGGTTTCAAATACAGCAAGGCCGAGGTGATGCTGTTCAACCTGTGTCAGCCAGGCGAATACACAGATGATCTTTTTGCAATATCGCAGCCGACCGAGGCAACCCAGGTCATGAGCGTCCTTGATCAGATCAACGAGAGGTGGGGAAGGGGAACGCTTCGTTCTGCTAGCGTGCCCACCAATCCCGACTGGGGTATGCGTCGGGAGATGATGAGCCAGAGTTACACCACCAAGCTGGACCAGCTTTGGGCTGTAGCCTGCAAGTAGCTGTTATTCAGGACTCATCAGTACCGCCAGAGTCAGTTTGATGAACTCCTCGTTATCGTCGATGGCTTGAAGAGCGCCTCGAACATTTTCTGCTACCTTGGCGGAGCCGCGCTGCTCCACCCAGTTGGACAATTCCAGGATGGACGCTTCGAGGGCGAGTTGGTTTTCGTAGAGCTTAGAAAGCAGGGAAGGGAGTAGATCTGAATTCGGCATTGGTGTTCCTCCGGAGAGTGAACAGCGTAGTAGTGCGTGTGTTTTTTTGGTAGTTGTGTTCGTTCGGCAGGACGCCGGGGAAGGGATAATTGCGGAACAGCTTGTAAAACTGCGGAACAAAATAGATAAGGGCCTGCATGAAGTTCATCATGCAAGCCCTTGATATCTGTGGTGCCCGAACCCGGAATCGAACCGGGACGCCCTTACGGGCGGGGGATTTTAAGTCCCATGCGTCTACCAGTTTCGCCATTCGGGCGGTAGCGCGGTGTAGCAGGGTTGGGAATATATAGATCCTGTCGCTTCGGCGCAACCTCGAAGCGCGCTTTCCTGCATAAAGATACCGATAAAAAAGTGTGGCAGATCAGTGATCTACAGGGCGTTCGGGTTAAGACCTGATGAATGCGTGCGGCGCAGGAACCCGCCTCATAAATGACAGTCATAGCGACATGCCATCCCGGCAAATTGCAAAGGAATCAGTTGATGCTCAGTGTCCGTAGGCGTTCCTGGATGATGGCTGCAGGCGTGGTGGGGCTGTTGGGTGCGGCGATAGCTGGCCCGGCGCAGGCGGCGAGTGCGGTGCGGTGGGGAGAGTTCAGTGCATCGTCGACAGACAGATTGACGGGCGCCTCGGTAGAGGCGGGCAATACCTATGTGTTGAAGTCGTCGAGTATTTCCGTCGGCGATATCGAGGCCTTGCAAGCGGCGCAGAAGCGTAGCGAGAGTGACCTGCAAAGCCTGAAAACCAAAGTGGATGGCCAGGATCGTGCATTTGATGAATTCAAACGTAAAGACGGGTCGAGTTCCAGCAGCAGTGATAGCCAGTTGTCGAGTCTCAAGCGCACGGTGGATGAGCAGAAAAATACGATAGATCGGCAGAAAGACGAAATCGCCAGCCTCAAGCGCGGCCTGGATGATTTGAAGCGCAGTGTGGAGACGTTGAGCAGCAAGGTGAAGTAA